TCAGCAATTGGATCTTTCTCACCCCAATTAATAGGAGATACCATTGTGTTTTTACCAATTCCATAGTAAAAATACATTTCAGTAAACGGATTGTTCTTGTTGTACTTAGAAGGTACTACACGAATTATTTGTTTACCTACTGAAGGTTTCCAAAATACTGATTTTTTCTCACCGCCGCCTTTGCCGGTTGATTTTGACTGTATTGCTGACAGTCGGTTTCTGATTTCATTTAAATCCATAACTTATCAATTTGTATTTGTGATGTTAATATAATAACCTTTTTTGAATGAACCAAATTATAGTTCAATAATTTTATAAACTTTTGTATTGAGTTGTCTCAACTCATTAGTATTAGTCAATAAAATGCAATTTTGATAATGTTGCCAGTTTATACGGAAGGAAGGATCAACCACCCCACCATTTAAGCTTTTAATCAAAGTATTTAGAGCGTTAATTGTGTATAACGTATTAGTTTCTTTTTTTCGGTGCACTAAAATTGTATTTACCGGAATGTTATCTACGTTTCCTTGGTCTACATTATATGTAATAACGTATTCATTTGTACTTTTTACAAACAATACGAACATTTTATTATACATTATGTTATAAGCATCAGAGATGCTTTGAACCATTTCATCGAGGGTATCTTCGGCAACAAATGTACAGAATAACTTGTTGTTCAAATCTATCGAGTTTAATTGGGTTTTCTCCCAATAAATATCACGCGGGGTGGTTAAAGTCATAACTGCTTCCATAACTAATTTTTGTGTGTAATTTTAAATTTTCAAATATTTTATTTATTTCATCTATTAAATCTTCTGTTTCATCTAAATCAAACAAAAAGCTGTCATAAGTATATAATACTAGCTTGGTCTTTTTCCCATTCAATAACCTATGAAGCTGCATCAATATACAAACATTCGTTGCCGTCTCCACGTTCTGTAAGATATAATTCAAAAGTTTTTGTGGGTTCATGTTTTCCAATTTATCTTTTTCCAAATGATAACCCGAAACCGGCACCACTACTTTCCCTGTAGTATTATATTCTTCCCAGATATTATCCGTATATTCTTTTACTTTTTGAAAAAACTCCAAGGCCTCATATTCCTTCCAAATTCCACCGTAAATTTGTTTAAACGTGATCTCTTTTGCTTTGGCATAGTCCACTCCATACATTTCAGCGAAAGCCCCATGAATATCACTGTTATTGAAACTATAATTACAAAGCTTAGCCAAAAGGGTAGGGTGATAAGCAGAAATATCCAACTCAATAAATGTCGAGTTTTGGGGTTTAAAACATTTTCTTTCTCCATTTTCTTTATTTAATGCTGCAAAGTTAATTCCGTTAAATCTATTACTTGGTCTTTTAGTTGTTGTAAAAAGATTGTATTGTGTGTAAATTCTATTTTCCCCTATTGAATATGTTGGGTTTGTTGGTTTAAAGTATTGGTCAAATTGGTCTTTATCTATTGGAATACCATTTTTTTCAATCCCAAAGAAAGCTAACGTTGATTTATTATTGTAGAAATCAAAATACGAGGGTAAGTCTTCGGTAAATGATGGTTTTACTGTATTGTATATTTTGTTGCAAACCTCGTAGTGTTTGGTAAGTGGGATTATTTTATTTATTTGTTTATAATCCGGATACTTATCTTGGAAATATATGTGGGTTTGCGTTAAATCTTGTATATACGGAGGAGTGAGTATGTTTACGTCACGCAAGCTCTTTATTTGAAAATGATATAAAAAATGTTTCTTGTCTCTTACCCACACCACATCTGTTTTGCAAAGCAATTCGTTAACCCATTGTTTCCCAATTTTTAACGCCTCACTATGATCGATACAAATTATGTATCCTTTAGTCTCATTTATAGGTCGATAATAGACCAAACAAACATCATCTAAAGCAGGATGGATTTTATCGTTGTGTTGAATTATTTCAACAAACGCTTCTTCATAACCTATATTTATTAAACTCTCGATTTGATCTTGAGTTTCTACTAACCAAAACATGATATAAATCTACGAAAGGATATTCAATAAACCAAGCTTACTGGTAGAATTTTGAGAATCTGAATTTTAGAAATTGGCTGAGGCCTTGGAAGTTATTATTTTTTTCAGCTAAGCGAGTAACTTTTCGATTAGTTTCGTAAACTTGATTTTTATCTCCTGTTAATTGCCAAGGAATTTCAATGACATTATACATTTCCCAAAGATATTCACTATTGTTACTTGAAAGAGCACTATATGTTGTAGAATCTATTTCAACAAAAGATAAATTATTTATTTTTTTAGCAAAGTATCTAGTAAATGATCCATTTTGATAATCATTTTGGGTTGGATTAGGATAAAATGGGATTGGTATTTTTCTATCAGAAGTTGATACATCTGAATTGACTATGTAGTTTCTGACTGATTGGGTTCTATTAGGAACTAATTTAGAGTAAACTACGGGAGATGTTAATCCTTGAGCATTAGCTATTAGTGGAACTAATTGTTGAGGTAAATTATTTTCTTGGGGATTTTTACCTGTGTAAAATGTTCCATTATATACTTTGTAATAAAACCCAGTGTATGGAAGTAAAGTATCTACCACTACAAACTCGTTTCCGTTTGTATATAAATTAGTTACTATTCTATTTTTTGGATAATAAGGCATTATACGTTATTTCTAGCTGAGCTTACTGATATACTTTCAATCTTGGTTTTCCATTGGTTACCTGATACGGTATGTGAGACTCCTTTAATTAAGAAGTCAATTACTCCACCTTGATCTCCTGAACGATAACTATATGGGAGTATTTCTTCTGAAATAGCAAATCGTTCATAGTTTACCATTCCTGAAAGTCCATCCATTTCTAGGGAGAGGTTAAATGGAATAAAGAATGGAGATGGTTTTTTATCTTGAGGAGTACTTTTTAAAGAGTCTTCTCCAGTTAAATATAAAGCAATATCTCTATTTATAGATTTAATACTTTCAATAGTATCAGGACTATAATTTTTATTAGTATATATATCTTGTATTTGTTTAGAAAGATACTCTAGATTTTTATCAAATTTATTTGCTGGGGCTTCATTACCTGTTTGGGCTCCTTCTATACTAGCGGCGTCTAGTTTTTTAGTAATAATTCTATCAACTAAACCTTTATTTAATTTAGATAAAGCAGTAGCATTTTCACCAACAATATTACCTGATGCTTGAGCGGAAATGGTAGCCATTGCGGCCATGTTAGGAGGTAATTGGACTTGGAAATCTACATTTGATAAGAAACTACCTAATGGTTCTGTTGGAGTACCTATTCCATAGGACTTGAAAACAGCTATTTTATTTTCTTTTTCTTTGTCTTCACTTTTAATTCCTTTAATATTACTTTCCTCGATAATTTTTAAAGAAATACTTTCATCATCATATATAGCTTCTAATTTATTAACATTTCCTAAAGCATCATTAATGCCTGCGAACATATCATTTAAGAATTTTAATAAGTTAGTTTTACCATTTGCATCTACTCCTCCTTCTAATACTTTAGCTATGAAATCTATATTAACAAATATATTCATTAATCTACCAGCATTCGGATTATCGTCTACTGAATATTTAGCTGGAAGATTAGGGAGAACATCCCATGATAAACTTGCGGTTGGAGATGTATATTTACTGGAAATAACACATATCTGAGGGTCTGTTGAAACTTGAGTTGGGAAACTTAAACAATAATTGTTTTCAACAGTTGTATCTATTTTAAAAATAGGAGTTTTATTACTTGGATTAGTAGGTTCTGAAGGGGCAGAATCATAGACTAAAAGATTTTTTTCAACCCAATCTAAAACATAACCTAATCTAACATAATAAAAATTAACATTTAAGTTTTTTCCTCCTGTTTCAACTGAGTTTTCTGACCTGGATTTAAAGTTAAGTTGGAAAAGATTATTAGGATCCCATGAAGAACCCGCTTTAGTTATTGCGGCTTGCTTCCAGTTATATAGTTGATTATTAAAATAAGTTTTATTTCTATTTTCTTCAGTTGTATTACCGGAAAGTGCAGCTTCGGCTTGTTTTTTATTATATGCTTTTTGAGCTGCTTCTAAAGCTCTTTCTTTTGCTTCAATAGAAGCGTCAGCGGTATCAGCTTGGGTTAGAGCAGTTTGGGCTTGAGTTTGAGCGGCTGTAGAAGAACCAAGATTTACAACCTTATTTTGTGCGGTTTTTAATTCTCTTATAAGGCCAATTAATCTAGTTTTTTCAGATTGGACAGACGTTTCTACTTGAGTAGAGGAAACTGAGGTAAGTGCATTATCTATAATTCTAATATTAGCTTTAGCACCAGCTGTATTATCAGAAAAAGTTAAACTGTTGATAGAATTTAATCCATTACCAAATTGAGCAGTATCAAAACCTGAGATGGAGGCTTTTGTTGTATTAAATGAAGCTTCGGCCTTATTAATAGTTGTTTGTTTATCTTGATCTGCTTGATTAGATTGTGTTTGGGCAGTTTCTCTATCTTTAGCTACTTTTTCTCTTTCTTTATTTAAAGATGCTTCTGCAGCTGCTAAAGCTTCTGCTTCTCTTTGAGCTAATATTGAAGGTGGAAGAACTTTAGGATCTTTAGTATTAGCTGTATTAATTTTAAGGGCTTCTATTATATCACCTAATCCTACTAAATTTAAAGATATATCATATGAACCATCACTATTAAATTTCCAACTAAAGTTGGTAACTTTACCTAGCATAGCATCATAATTGTAGTTATCGTCTTTCCTTTGTTCTTTAATAGCTGTTATTATATTGTTTTGTGTATTCTTTTGTGTGCTAAAAAATGCATCAAAAGGTTTTGTATAAAATTGTTTTCTTTCTACTAATTTAGGATTAGGCTGATCATTATCAGCATCTATATCATTGTTTATATAAAGATTATGGCCCCATTCTAATAACATAGTATAACCAATTCTAAAGTATAATAGATCAAAAATTTGTAATTGTTCAATTGAAAATACTTTTAAAGTAACATCGGCCTTTGCAATAGCTCCTCTATTTACAAAGCTTATATTAGCTGAGTCTATTCCGGGCATGGGAACATAACCTCTAGATGTAATTCCACCCCATCCATAAGCTCCTGTTAATTGAGAAGATCCAGGAAGATTAACATTTTGATTTAATCCAAAATTAAAAGTAAAACTACTATTATTGGTATCAATAGAAGTAACACCTCCGAATAAAACACAAGATTTAGCTAATTCATCTCCTGTAAGGGTGGAGGAAATGTCACGTTGTTTTAAAATATCAACAGCATATATAGGGTCATTAGGATTTGTTAAATTATCCTCTATTCTAATGGAAGATGCTAGACGTAAAAATGCCGTTTTGTTATTAGCATATAATATTTGACTGTCGGTTCTATTTCTAGCTCCTAAAAAGGTTTGACGAGCATTAATTTGCTTGATAACCTCAATATCAAAAGGTTCTCCTGTTATGTTACCAGTTTTTGGCATGTTTAAAAACTATTTAATAAATTATAAGAACTTAAAATTGCAGATATATCTGTAGGGATACGTAATTCGGTCCCTTCAGGTATAAATAATGAATCAAATTGAATCTTATCAGGGTTAGCACAAGCTATAACCCAATATAAATTAATATCTGAGTAGAATTGTTGGGCTAATAAATCTAATCTGTCTCCTACTGTTGTAATAGCATATATATCATTTACATTTTCAGGGATTTCAGGATATTTTACTGTTTTTAAAAAAGGAAATGTCAATCTTCCATCAGGAGATAGATTTACTAGGGTTTGTATGTTTGTGTATCTAGTTGGCATTTAACTTTAATTAGACCCTTGTGTTGGTGATTGTGGAGTATTATTTTTATTAGCAGTATTAGATGAGATAGGATCATTTCCAAATCCACCTGCTTTATCTGTTCCTCCATTTAATTTACCAAAATTAATAAATGGTGCGTCCATATCTTGTCCCATTCCATTTTGAACAAATTTAGATTGAACAGTTTTAGGTAAGAATGAGTGAATGGGTTTAAATGAAAATCCACTAACAGTAATCATTTGTGGTAATGTATATCCTCTACCTATTTCTGAATCTGGGGATGGGGTTTCTGTAGGGAGATTGTTATTTACATTTCCATAATTATCTCGAGGTATATTCCATGGAACGTTATCATCAATAGTATAACTCAATGATGTAAGTACACCTGGAACTTCAGTGAGATAATCTCCAATAGTAAGTTTTAATATATTACCTCTCATAAATCCACCATCTGAATAATCAGGGGCCATTAATGAAGCTAAATAATTTAATTTAGTATAGACTGATTGTTGTTCTAAACTAGATAATACAGGAACTTTAAAACTAAAGGAAATGTCTCTATCAAATCCATTGTAGAAATAGAAATTTTCTCCTCTACCCATGTATTTTTGAGTTCCCCAATCAGCTGAAAAGCTATCACTTATTCCTTCAATGTAAGATCTAAAGTGAATATAAACATTATTTGCAGGAATACCATCATTACTAACTTTTACAATATAAAAATCAACAGTATCCTGAGGAAATAAATTAGATTTGGAATCAGATTGATATAAGGGTTGGGTAGTAATAGTATCTGTTCCTATTTTAGGAGTTGCTGATTTTTTAGCTAATCCTGGGTTGGCTTCACCATATACTGTTTCTCTAGTAAATGAAGGAAGAGCAAAATTAAAATTTGTACCTGATGTTGATGGGGCTCCGTTTCCAGTTTTTTGGATAATATTTCTTAAATGTTCACCGGTAGGGGCTAAAGCTGTGTTTGCAATATATGAAGCCGGGTTATTCCATCTCCATTTTGAAATATCCTTTCCATATAAAGATAGATTTTCAAGAGTTTGGAGTGTTTGTTGTTTACCTAAAAATCTTAAACCTTGAGGAGTTACTAAAAACTTAGTAATGCGCTCAACATCCGTAAGAGTACTTCTAGTTACAAGTCCATCCCCTCTATATAACCAATCTATATTTGTTAATGGATCTGGTTGTGATTCTACAGGTGGTAATGGGATTTGAATAAAAGGTTGTTTACTAGATCCTCCATTTGGTTGATCTTTCCCATATTTGATACCTCTAAACCCAGTATTATTCCCTGTCGGAGTATCAGGATAACCCTTATCCGTATAGAAATTAAATTTTTCAGGATTTGAAAAGATATCTCTTAATGCCATTATTTAGGTTGATTATCAAGATATTTTTTAGGATCTTTTGCATCTAAATCTAATGTAGATGAACTTGGTTTAACGTTTCCTAATTTAGTTTGTAAATTATATTGTTTTGGGGATGTACCTCCTAAACTCAATACAGATTTTGTTAATAAAGAAATTAAATTGTTTGCCATGATATTTGTTTTTATTTATAAATATTAACGAGATCGATAATTTTTTAAAGCAAGAGCTGTTCCTACTTTATTACCATCTATATAAACATGTCCACCTTTTTCTGCGGCAGACACAAGTCTTTCTAAAAGTCTAATAACTTTTTCATCACCACCTTTATTAAGACTAGTTCCTCCCATAACGATGTCATCTTTACGAAAACGTTGTACTTTTCCGTTTTGCATAACAAAATCGTCTGCTACATCATCACCACCTAAAGCTTTTGCTAAAGGTGGGGCTAAAGCGTTTTGAATAGGTTTAGAAGAACCAATCCAACTTCCAATATATTGTCCAAGTAATCCACCTCCTATACTTCCTAATGGACCTAATACTGATCCAGCTACTGTTCCTAAAATACTACCTATTGTACCTGAAGCTGCTGGGAGGATCATTTTAGCTTTATCTATTGGAGATGATTTACTCATTAAAATTCCAGCAATATCAGCAGCGCCAAATAACGCTGAGAGTAAACCTCCACCTTTAACTGCTTTTCCGATAAATTTACTGGCTTTACCAGTTAATCCTGATTTTAGAGCTGATAAAGGATTTAATTTACTAACAGCTCCACCTACGGATTTAGCGACTGATTTAATTCCTCCAAATGCTTTTCCGGCTAAACTTCCGGCAGCTCCTAAAGCTTTACCTCCTATAGATTTAAGTCCACCAAATGCTTTACCAAGAAGACCTCCTCCTGATTTGGCTAGAGATTTAAGACCTCCTCCTAATTTTCCTAGAAGACCACTACCCATTTTAAGTAATGAACCTCCAAATTTTCCGAGTGATCCTATTACTCTACCTAATCCACTTCCAAATTTACCTAGAAGCATTCCTGTTTTGCCTAATACTTTTCCAAACATTCCACCTTTCATAGATAATGCTCTAAGCATTACTCCAGGTTTAGTAAATAAGGTTTTTAATTGTTTGAAAAATCCTGCTTTACCAGCTTGACCTACAAGATCTCCGGCTGCACCAGCAGCACCAGCAGCACCATCTACGTTTTTAACGAACATGGGTGTATATTTAGTAGCTCCTCTTAAAGCACCCATACCCGAAGCTAATGCTGAGATTCCTTTAAGGAGTAGAGGGCCTCCAACTCCAGCAATTGCACTCAACCAAGGATTAGCTTTAATGAATTCCATAACCAGTCCTACTCCCTTCATTATATAAGGAACCATAGATTTTATTTTTTCTAGACCTTTTTGAAGTTTTCCAGGAAGTTCATCTAAGAATTTTTGACCTTTAGGGCTAGTAACAAAATCAGCTAAAGGTTTAACTATATTTTCGGCTATAAAATTTGTAAATATTCTTTTTATTTTAATAAATGTTTCTTCTAATTTAAACATAGCAGGACCTAAAGCATTAAACATCCCTATAGATGCTTCTTCACGTCTTCTTTCCCTTTCCTCAAGTGATTCTTGCAATGAAGTCTGAGATTGCATGGCTTTTATTCCATCTTTTTGACCATCAACTAAATCTCCATTTGCGGCTATGTTTTCTTTTTGAGCCATTGCCATATTAGCGAATTCATCTTTATTCATTCCTATGGTTTTGGCTAATGCTTCTTGTTGAACTACATTTAATTTCGCAAATTCTTCTGCTCCACCTAATTGTTCTTTTATGAGAGCCATTGCCTCTTCATTCTTACCAGCTAAAGCTAATTCTCTTGCTTTTTCAAGATTTAATTCCTTACCAGTTAACAATTCAGCTTCCATTTCATTAGCAATTGAATCCTCAATATTTAATAAACTTTCGGCTGCACTTTTAATTTGCTCCATATTTAAACCTAATTTCTTAGAAGCAGCAACTGCTTTTACTAATTCTTTAGGTTGTTGAGCAAATCTTAATTTAATAGTACCTGAAACATCTGAAACCTCTTCTAGGAGTTGTTTTTCACTAATTGCTAATTTATTAGTTTTAATTTGCTCTAATGCAGTATCAGCCATTTGTTTAACTATTACACCTGCATCTTGTCCTGATAATTTAGCGAATTTTTGAAATTTAGCTAATGCTTCAGCTGAGAATCCAGCAAATGTGTTTAATTGAACAAATGTTTTTAAAGTGGATTTACTTAATTTTTCAGTAGAACCCAAGGCGCCATATATAGCAGTGATAGACTGTTTTGTAGCAGCCGTTGTAGGTCCCATACCCGCAACAGATGCAGCTAATTTATTAGCAGGACCTTGAGCTAAACCTAGACTTCTAGCTATTTCAACATTTTCTCCACTTATTCGAGCAGCGGCTTTTTTTCCTTCTTCATAACCTTCTTTTATAAAGCTAAATAATTTTTTCATTAAACCTACAGCACCTAAAGCTATAGTTTCAAATGAAAATGCTTCTTTTATTCCTTTACCTAGTGCACCTAATCCGGCTGCTAGTACTTTAACCTTATTAACTACACCACCTGCTTTTTTTCCTGAATCGGCTAAGGCTTTAGCTTTTGCTTGGGCTGCATCTTTTGCTTTTTCAAAAACAGTATTTATTCCTGAGAGACCTAATTTACTAGTAAGGCGTTCAGCTCCTTTAAGTGCAGTACCGAATAATCCCATATTTTTTTCTATTTTCTGGGAATAGTCAAGTTGGGATTTTAGAGCTTTTTCGATTTCTACATTAGCATCTTCAATTTCTTTTAATTGTTCTTTTAATTTTTTAGTAACTTCTAATTCATTATTTCCAGCTATAGCAATTTGAGCTTTAATTGCAAAGATTTTAGCATTTCTTTGCTCCATTTCTCGAGTAATATCTCTTTGTTTTAAAGCACCTTGTACTGCTTTTGACTGAGATTCGGCTAGGGTTTTGGATACTTTAGCAAGACTATTTAGTCCTCCTTGAATATCACTAACCATAGCTTTAGATATATCTTGACCTGAGCTTAAAGCATCTTGGAAGATTTGACCAATGTTAGATGCTATACTGCGTAAAGCATCTTCAACAACAATTGATGTTTCTTTAGCAACTTGCTTAACTCTTTGTTCTTCGTTTTGTTGTTTAGCCATTTAATTGAATTATATGTAATAAATATCAAAAGGCATCATTTTTATGATGCCCTTTGTTTATTACCGTATACTTTACTTGCAGTTGAACCAGCTGCTTTCATGTTATTAATTGAAGTTTCTACTGTATCCTCTTTTTTATTTTCATCCTCATAGGATTTACGAATACTATTCCATATAAAGTTTCTTAAAGGTAAAGGAAGATTATAAATAGTCATGAAATCATAACCTCCTTTTCCATGAAATACTATATCGTGTATAGTTCTAAATACGTGAGTTCGATATTGGAACGCTTGATCAGAGGTCAGGGAAAAAAAAGTTCACACCAATGGGTAAATCAATAGTATCAATTTCACCCTCAATTTCCAAATCAACTTTTAAATTAATATCAGGTTGAATTTCTCTAATATATTCTCTTAATGAACGAGAATCACGAGCTAACATATAATTATCAACAAATTCTCTAATAGTTTTAGTATCTCTATCTTCGTTTACAGATGTGATAATATGTTTTAATCTAGTTGTAAGATCTGAAGAGGCGTTTTTATTAACTTTTTTTAAACCTTTAATTTCACCATCAATTTTCTTTTCTAAATGACCATCTATTAATTTAAAGGTAATTACGGCTTTAGAAAATGGAAGTGTATATGTAAATTCATTTACTCCTGGGGTGAAAAGTGATTCATCGATTTCTCTATTTTCAAAAGTAGTTAAATCAACTGTGTGTTCAGTACCTCTATATTCAAATGAATAATCTTTTCCATATCCTAAAATACGAGAAGCAATCAAAATTGCATTTTTATCTCCAACAAATAAATCATCGTAGTTAACTTTAGTAACAATTAATGATTGTAATAGTTTATCTAAAACTATACCTTGAGAAATGTAATTTTGGTTAGTAAGAATATCCTCTTCTTTAGCGGTCATATACTTCATCTCAATTTTTCCAGATGAAAGAGGATGGCCTTCGGGATACATTAAACCTCTTGATGGTAAATCAATGGTTTCGGATGGGAAATTAAATTTGTTTTCTTCCATAAATGATTTTTAATAACTTTATTGTCGTATATAAATATATTAAAGAAAAAGAAACTCGCAAAAAATCGCAAATTTCTTTAACTTTATTTTATTAATGTTACAAATCCATTTATAACTTGGTCATTATCTGTTTCTTTAAAACCAAATTGTATTTTGAATGTGTAAATTCCTGATGAGCATAATGCGTTATTATATGTTCCGTCCCATGATTCCATATGGTTAAATGATTCAAAAACCAATTCTCCCCAACGATTAAAAATTTCTAAATGATAATCATATGGATCGAAGCCGTTTGTGAATACCGGTTGGAAAACGTTGTTATGTTCATTTCCATCGGGGGTAAATGTGTTTGGAACATAAAATAATAATTCGGGACAACGTGCAATTGTAATTACAGTTTCTTGAATAGGAGAAACACAACCATTTGAATAATGTACTACAGATAAAGGAAACATTCCTGATGATTCAAAAGAAATAGAGATATCATCTTGTTGATAAATTGATCCACCAAATGTCCATTCATTATATCCTGGTAGGTTTGAAATAGTAGTAAATAAAGTTACTATTGAATCACCTTCACATAATTCATAAAATGGATTGTAAGGAACGATTGGATCAAGTGTTGGTTGGGGATAAACAATTGTTGTAATAGTATCGTCAAATGAACATCCACTTTGATTATAAATATAAATAATAGTATCGGTTCCTATTGCATTTCCTGGATAGAAATTATTACCTATAACACCATTACCACTAAATACTCCTCCAATAGGAATAGCATTTAAAGTAGTAAATTCATCGTATTCACAAAATGGCCCTATGGGATCGATTATTGGAATAACATTAAAAATAGTTAAATCAATTGATTCAGGTAAACTAGGACAATTATTTTGATCATATCCTGTCACCATAACTGCACCTGGAATAAATCCAGCAGAATACCCATTCCAATTTATACTAATACTATCATTTCCTTGACCTGAATTAATAGGACCAACTGAGGACCATTGGTATGTGTATCCAGGTTGTTGGATTACTGAGTATATTTCACTAGATGAATTGTAGCAAGCTGTATCGCTATAAATAATAGGACTAATTGTAGGTATAGGTGGGTTAATAAGAGTTACAACACTAGAGATAGTACAACCTGCAGCATCTGTAATAGTAAAAGAATAAGTTCCGGCACATAAACCTATTGGATTAAATCCTAATTGAGGTCCATTCCAAGAAATAGTTTGAACTCCATTACCACCATTAGGAGAAATAAAAATACTTCCATCACAATATCCACTACAAGTTGGATCGATATTAAAAATAGTAGGATTAGGTAAATTAGGTGGACCAGGAACAACAAGTACAGTATCAGGTCCTAAATTATTTCCAGCATTACATGATGACCAACCTGCATTGCATATTGGATAAACTAAATGACAAGTATATTGAGTTGGACCATTAGGAGTAACATTAAGTGTTGGTCCCGTACCAATTGCAACTGGGTTACCTACTTGATACCAAGTTAAAGTAGGAGTTACTGTTGGTCCTGAAGGTGTCCATCTCCATGAATCATTTGTTGTTACCCAAGCAGAAGAATTTCGTCCAGGAACTGTAATTCCTATTGTTCCTATATTATTGTGTATGCCTTGGGTTGCTGTACCACCTTGCCATTGTAGACATGCTGGTTTATTTTGGATATGGTTTTCAATATAATTAGATGATTCATAAATCACAATATGGAAAGTTCCTTGATTACCTGTACAAGAAAACATAGGCATGTTAATCCAACTTACTGTAAGTTTTCTACATGGAGCTACTCCAGTTGTTTGATATTTAATTTGTCCTCCAATTCCAGGATGCCAATCTTGCCAAGGACCCATAATACAATTTTTAGGTACTAAAGCATTTCCTGTTGGAATAGTTTGGGTTGTAAAAGTAGTTGGTTGTCCTCCTGAAAATGAAATCCAACCATTTGATCCTATATAGAATTGAGTATAGGTTTGACCAAAGAAACAAAAGTTAAATCCAATATTAAATGGACCTTGTTGTGAATCATCAGCCATAAACAAACTAGTACCATTATTTGTTTGAGAAACATAAGGTATATTAGATACATTATAGTTTGTTGTTTGATTAGGATTATTTCCAGCTCCACATTGACTTAAATCAGCCGTTAATGTAGTTGATCCTACCCCACAAGGGAGTATTTGATCCGGTCCTAAAGCAGGACAATATTGACTGTATCCTACAGTAGTCAATAATAAGAATATCAATAAATTTTTCATATTGTAAAATATATAATAATTTTTTTACATCTCCAACATAAATATGAAAAAAAGGAGCTCGCAAAAATGCGAGCTCTTTCTATATTTGTAGTGGCTTGATTAGAAATTCAATACGCAGTAATCCATTCCTAAAGTAACTGTTAAGTTTTGAGCTGCGTTGTCAGTATCCCAGTTGTACTCAC